CCTGCACTATGAACCCAGACGGTTCATCTTGTCTGGATATCCCCCCCACGATAAGGATTATATTAGCCCCTATTGAGGGAACTAATCCCCCCAGCATTTCTGCTGGGGAGCCTTATCGGCTTGGTTAACCTAACCAAGCCCATACCCATTTCTGACGGGCTGAATGGGTATCAGCGTACTCTCCGGGATCGAGCAGTTTCTCCACTGGTTTGGTCCAGTGACTGTACTCTCCCGCGGATTGCCCAGGATTATCTCTCTGTAGCTCCTTCCTAAGGAGCTCGCCCCAGTTTGGGGCCTGCTTGGTTAAAACCTTGCATGATAGAGAAATAATACGATGCTCATATCTCTGGAAGCCAATGTTCCATCTTCTAGAGAAAAAGACATCGTTACTTGCACGCGGACTATCTCTAACAGTCGCAGGAAGCGGCGTTAGGGTCCGTGGGAATATGTATCCACAAGACGTTTCTATGGAAGAAACGATATCTTGGGACTCATACACCCCAAACTTAGCAATGAATAAATTGCATAAGTCTGCACAAGTCGCCAATCCGGTACCTGCCGACGTCAGGAACTTCCGCACCCTTACGGGAGTGACATCATATCCATTATGATAATCACCACCGCAAGACTCACGAAAGGGACCTGACTTATAGGATTTCTCCCGATTGACCAGTAGGCCAATGGAAGTTAATCCTCTCACTACCCTATCGAAAAATTCCGATGGGATAATGATATCGTCGCCGTACACGAAAACCAGACTCCTGGAACGGGAGCGCAGTTTTCGAATTACTGCCTGCGCGCATGTCCAAAACACGAGCGCTTCAACTGGAAAGCAACAAGCACTACCCATAGGGGCGAACTTGTTAAGCTTTACTATCTCACCTGTCGGTAGAATAGTCTCCTCGGAGCGACAAGCTTCAAGGCACTCGACCCACTCACGAGGGAAAACCCTCCTGACTAAGTCAAGTGATACTCTATCGGACGCATCCGATAAATCGATAGTCGAATACTTGCCATCAATACTTGATTGGCGAGCTAGAAGTCGATTTATAGTCTGGTCAGAAAAGTTTATCTGACCAGCGGTGTGATGGTGGTTCTCAAGGACCCTATATAACTTCCTCATGATCCCTAACTGAATAAAAAGCAATTCAGCGGGTTCACAGGAAATTATACGTGGACCACGAGAGTCCTTAGGCACTAAAACAACACGTGCCATGGGGACCGAGTCTGTTGACTTCTCCAACTTCTCCAGCTCATCTGAAAGATGAGTCAGAGAATAAAAGAAGTAATCAGAGTAGGAATAAACATTATCTAACTTAGAGAAATATCTAAGTAGATGATACTTATCCCAATTAGCCGTCCGGCAAGCGGTTGCACCGCTGCCGTGGCAAGGACGGATGTCTAAAGGATCCTCTTTCCAGAGGATCTTCTCGATCATCCGTCTCATGTCAGCGATTAGTGAGAGAGCCTCTTCTCGAGACTCTTCACTATCGCCAAAGCCAAGGCTTGCATCAGTAGTTTTAAACTGATCCAAATACTTGGCAACGGTATCTCTGTCATACTCTACCTCCAGTTTATAGAAGATGAGCGTCATTTGACGCACAACATCTACGGCAAGAGAACTTCCTTTTAACGCCAACCTGACAGCAACCCCTAGAAATAGGGGAATGCCATCCCCATCTGATTGGAAATCAGATGGAGGTTCCCATAGTGTTGTACTATGGAAATTGTCAAGCGCCTTCCCTATCTTGGGCAAGGTGATCGTTAGAAAAGAAAGACCCTCATGTTCCAGTCTCTCACTGAACGTCTTAATATCACGTTCAGATATGAAACTGGCATAGCGCTGGTTTTTCGCTAGGTTCACCCACAAAGAGTGAAGGCTTTTCAGGTTACCCATTAACATGGACTACCTCCGAGAAGCATCCCTAGGAAAACTCAGGGCACACCACCTAAAGCTTGCTGCATAAGCCAGCGCTAGGCCGCTATATACTCCCGAGCTACGAGGTTTAGACCTCGCCGTTCAGGATTTTGACCACATTCGCATTACCACCGGCCGTGAGGAAATCGACAAGTCGATTCACACAGTCGATGATCATTTGATTTGTGATCGCAGTGCTCGAAGGGTTCACGATAACAGCGTAAACGCTGCCCGTGGCCGGCATAAGATTTACGTCGACGGCCGTAAGGTCCTCGCGTATCATATGCCTACCTTCTCCTCCTTTCCCAGTATCGTGAGATACCTTTAGAACATTCGCAACTGGCGGGTTTAAGCCCGCCACCGAATATTCTGAGGAACCCAGTGAAGACCCTCGGAGAGCGAACGTGATTTGGTTCGTCACCGGAGGTGTAGCTGGGTCTTTAGAAAGGACTAGAGATGTACCTAGAGGCATTGAGATGCTCCTCCCCCATAAGGGGGTTTGCGTCAAAATATTGACAAGTTAACCTGCATCGCTGCAGGATTGGATCTCGTGCACGTTATTTCATGCCGAGAACTACGGCCAAATCAAATAATAAATGAAGTTGGCCGACCTTAGGTATCCTGCCGCTTAACTGACACAGAGTGTAGTAATCGGCGAAGATAGGGACACGGTGGAAGTATTCTTCCACGGTGACCCAGGCTGGACAGTCTATCCGCGGGTACCATATGGCAGAAGCCTCATGGTATTCCGAGACACACCGGAAAACTTCTTTGTATGAGACTGCAGAGTCTACATACTCTATTGGAAGTTCCAACGTATCAATCTTAAAATTCCCTAAGAAGCTCCCGACGTCAAAGAACCAATCTAAGACGAAGGTGAACGGTAGGGCATCCCAGATGATACGAGGGTTGAGCTCAAAACCAATCGTGTCTAATACGGCACGAAGTGATTTCTCAAATGGCTTCATTATCCCTAAAGGATGTGGTTTCCATTTGAGGTGAGCATACGCATGGCGTTCTATTGTCGCCGTCCAAGTAACCCAATGAGGGCCAATTGGCGCGCTTCCAATCTTGGTAGTCGTATCGGCGAGAACAGAGCAGCTTTTGCTAAAAAGCACATTGATGCTCTTTTCCCACTCCACTAGCTTATCATGCAGCGACTTGACACCCTTGTACAAATCCTGGAGGTCACCTATAAAAGGCTTCCAACCGAACTTGTAGTTCAAGTGTGCACCCGCCAGATTCTTAGCTAGACCAGCACTTTTCTGTACGATCTGAAACATCCGTTTTACATCCCCTAGTTCAGCAATGAAGTTGGGGATGCTAACAGTTGTTAGGTCAGGCCTGAGACGAGTAGTCGCCTCATTAATAAAAGCCTGTGCCGATACTCCCAAAACCGCCGGTCCGAGTGTTAAGTCGAACTGGCGCCTTGCGAGATCCAGAGCCGTAACATGAGCATTCGAAGCTGTATGATGGGTCCAGAATTCTCTGTACCCATAATTGTTATAAATAGGATGGTTCTGCGTCGTAAAAGGCGCAGTCGCATCCCCATTATACCAGCTTCGTCCTTTGAAATGCGCACACGAGTTGGAAAGAAGGGGAAATCCCTTATTCCGACAAGTGTAGGCAATTTTCTCAACCTTACCAGAATCGACCGTTAAAGGTCCTCCTGAGTACTGGTTGCCGGTTGGAACTCCATTGTTTAATTCAATAGACGTTCCAGTAACGACAACTCGTGGTTGTGGAAACCTCTGCTTGACCCTCCAAGGGCCAGGCTTTTGTATCATAGGACGCTCCTTAGTGTTGGAACCTACCGAAGTTTGAGCCTCTCGGCTCGAAAGGAGAGGACCCTTTCTAGGGGGTCCTCC